CTTGGGAGGCTTCGACTCACCGATCCTAAGAATGACCGTTCGCGGGAGACCTTCTATGTGGCGATAACCAGCCACTTGATGGAGGTACTTCTTCTCGCGATAATCGAGTTCGAGACACGTGGCGTTCTGCCGCATGTTGATCCGCAAGGTTCTTTAGCCTTAACGAAAAGAACTCAATTTACTGCCCGATTTGACACCGGACAGTAGATAGGTGAGAAATAGCTGAGCACGCATCTGTTACGGTTCCATTTTCGGAGTTCTTCCGTGATGGCTAACAGACCGCTATGCATCATCTCGAGTCTATTCACTGATGTGGGTAGATTCGATCCTGACTTGAGAGACCTCGACCGCGATATGCTTACGGTCGAGAAGAGATTCGAACACGAGGGCATTAGTTTCCTTACTAATGCACTCCCTGCCTTTGGGCTGGCCTTCGATAGAGGGCTTGCCACAAGGTGTCTAGAGCATGTCCCAGGTTTCTCACGAAACAAGGGGCGACAAATCCCGAAATTCCTTTCAGGTATTGTCTCTAGAGTGTTCGATGAATTCACCGGTCATCTTAGGCAAGACTATGATATGTCCTGCGTCAAAAGCGTGCGGCAAATCCTCTACTTGTTTAAGAAATTTGGTCTGTCAGAAGAAAACACTGACGCCTTAGACTTAAAGGCAAAGACCAAATTCTTCAGTACGGACGACGAGCTAGTCGACATTAAGTTCGACGATACTCGAAGTCACTTTCTGAAGATGTGCTGTCAGACGATACTTCCAAATCTTGAATTCGATTCGGAATACAGTCTTAAGCACGGGCCGGGGGCGGTTGCTGAGGGACATCTTTCAAACTCCAAATGGAGCGCCATATGGGATAGTCTGTGTTCTACAGACGACCTGAGTGGCTTAGGATTGGATTTGTTCGGGTTAGATTCCGAACGCTTCCAGTCCGAAATGAGAGATGTGCAACCGTCTGTACCGAGAGGGAGTGCCAAGCTCATCTCTGTAGCGAAAAATTCGACTTCACGTCGAACTATCACTATAGAACCTGTTGTGCTCCAATTTGCACAACAGGGCCTGAACGATGGACTGCGTCGAGAGATCGAGCAGTGCAAGATTCTACGGCAAGCGCTTGTACTCAACCAACAACTGCCGAATCAATACTTGGCAGAAATTGGTTCCATAACCGGTGAATGGGCAACCTTGGATCTGAGTAGTGCGAGTGATCGACTGTCGTCAGACGTCGTCAAACTTGTATTCCACAGATTCCCAGCTTTTTTGGAGAAGCTGTTTAGGTTCCGCTCCGTAGAGGTTAGGGCAGATCGAAAACCTGCCCGAAGTCTCACGAAGTTCGCCGGCATGGGTAATGCAACAACGTTTCCTGTGCAGAGTGTTGTATTCGCAATGATAACCATTGCGAGTATTCTTCACAAGCTCGGCAAGCAGCCGACGCATCGGAATGTGTTGCACGCCTCTCGGATGGTGCAAGTCTATGGGGATGATATCATTGTCCCCACGCACCATCATAGTCAGGTCGAGGAGTGGCTCGAACACTTCGGGATGCGCGTCAATCGTCACAAAAGCTTTACGGAAGGTAACTTTCGTGAGTCATGTGGACTTGACGCGTTCAATGGGATTGATGTTACCCCATTGTACCTGAAGTTCGACCCATACGATTTGGACCTAGGCTCCGACTTTATTGCCAGGACTGTAGATTTCTCCAACCATGCTTGGTCGGAGTGTTACTACAGCCTGTCGACGACCATCATTGAATCGCTCAGCGGGCGGATCAAAAATCTGCCCCTGATAAGCGAAGACGATGGTCTTGTCGGACTCACCAACCGCTGGAATGCAAGGACCTACAACTATTGGTCTAAGCGTTACCAGCGACCCGCTACTAAGGGTCTTGCAGTCGGATCTCGGAAAACCTCCGATCCGATTGACGGTTGGCCTGCCCTTCTAAAGTTCTTCTTGACTCCTTTACTTGGGAGACCGAGAGATCACTTGAAGAAGGTGTCTAGGAAATACGACGTCAAGCTACAGTCCTGTATCAGATAGAAGTAGAACTTCTCTGAACAGATTGACTGCCAACCTTCGGGCCACAAGCCCTAGGAAGGATCCGTCGTCGTAATCCAAAGGTTGCCTGCCAGAGATGGCAGTACTGACCCATACTTATGGGTCGGCAGAGGAGTGATTCCAACATGGTTTCATCAACCATTAGGTCTCATAGCATCCTAACCGGATGCTAGCTTACTGTCCCAGAAGCGCATGAGTTCGTCAGCCAGCTACGGCTTAGACTCATGTCCCCACGGGACGGAAGCAACCTGCAGGGC